GTACGTAGGTAATAAGTACTCCACGAGCTTTTTGCTAATAGTATCTGATGCGCTTTCAAAGTCGATCGTTGCGAAACGACCGGAAATTGAACCCTCCCGTGCTAGACGACCATTAACTGGCTGCCTAGTGTTTAGATCTATACCTTCCGCCCTTAAACAGGAGCGTATCCACGCACCAAGGAGTTTCTGATAAAATAAACTACCAGTATCCTCGATTGAAATGGGTCTCAAAGATTTGATGTCTTTGGGTACAAATATTAGTTTACACGCATCTGAAAAAGACTGCATGTACGGGGAACAGGGGCCTTCTACTGGCTGAGCTATCATACTCTCTACATACGTAGGGCATCTTGATAGGTATCGAGTCAGATAAGGTCTTAAGCGAGTTGAACAGGATGGGTTAGAGCTCAGTTTATAGAGTAAATGTGCTTTATAACCTTTGCAAGACTTAGTAGCCCCAGGGCCAAAACCGCCGTCGTTGTCCCATATCCGTGAACGACCCAATATACTAGCTATTTTTTGTTGAGCGAGGTAAAGCACCTCACCAACCTCAGAAGGGAAAGAAATCTTCTGACGCTCGTATAAGGAAAATTCTAGATTGGTACGTTGGCAAGCGGCCTCAGCCTTAGCGTATTTTGCTTTGGTTGGTCCTCCAGTACATCGGAAGAAACTAAACCATCCAGCTTACGGAACAAATTGTAAGCTTGATAGTCGTCGCGGCAGTTTCGCTGCAAGCCCAGAATGTCTATATCAAAATAGAAATCAGGGTTAAACCTAACTTCGGATAGCGCTGCAAAGTCTCTACTTTCGTAGATTATCCACATTGCTAGAGATAGAGGAGTATTAATCCCCGATAGAACCTTCTGGACAAATGACCTTGTCAGAGTTAAACTTCTGACTTGAGAATACTCATGTATTTTCATGTTCTTTACCTGCCGGCTAAGCCGTTAATAGAGAGGTGATAAGTCTTCGATTGCTGATTTAAGCAAAGGCTGACCCGAGATCAACAGACCTGCGACTAATTGACGCATATCTGCACGCTCTGCGAGCGTTGAAGAATCTGGGAAAGTGAAGTTCACTTCCGCTAAACAAGTATAGCCCACTGTTGGTTGGGGTTGGATACCCGACGCAGTATTGGGCGAGGTCACGGCGAGCGTTGGTTTAACGAGCTTAAGCATAACCTTTGAGGCTTTGTTTGACTCGGAGCGACGCACGAGGACAGTCAACCGTTCGAAACCTGCATAGATACCCGAAGCGCGGTTCAATAAAAGAGCCGGTTCTGAAGTACCCATTTGGGCATTTTGGGGCGTAAAGGTATGCGAAACAGGTATAGCTTGAGCATCATTTATGATGATGTTTGCAATTTGGGACATAATAATGTCTCCTTAATAAGTGGAGGTTATTTTAACAACTTCTTTAAATCGCTCGAGAAAACTTGAGCGAGAAGTGCGGTAGCTGTAGTCAACCGAGTAAGACTGGTTGACGGGACTTGGAGAACTGGGGATGGAAGGGGTGGAAGAACAGTTGAACGTTGCTTCCGCTTTTCGTACCCATTGAATCGAGCCGGCTTAATAGAAAGCGGCGCCGTAAGGTCTGCTTGAACGTTTATCTCGCGTGTCCTCGTAAGAGAGTACTGCGAAACAGTAACGCCTTGCATCGCTGTCCGGGCTTGTAACCAATCGCCGATAGGATAAATCCAGTCGACGACGAAACTCCAAGGTAGAAGCTCCCACGCCAACAAAGCCGGGTTTGTTATGCCCGCTTGCTGTAACGTCTGCAAGTTATTATCCGTAACAGTAATCAAAGCTTTACTAGTGACCGAATCAGTAATGGAACAAGTTCCAGTATGAGGGAAGTCACCGTTATCGCCTGATAAATCTACTGAATTGGACGATCGCTTACGGACTTTAACGAACC